ATTCAATCAGTCGCTTGGTGGTTGCCATTCTCGGCTCCTCGGGTCAGCGCCTCTTGGATCTTGGTGATCATCGTTGTCTGGTTGCTGCGCCTGTCCAGCTTGATGCCCAGTCCTTCGGCCAGGTGAATATGCTCGTCCTTGGTCAGTGTATCAGGATCATCGTTGAAGGCGGCAAGCAGGGCGCGCTGTACGTTCCCAAGCCCATCGTCTGGCCAGGCATCGCTGTCCTGCTGGATGTCCTCTGTGCGGTCCTTGAACGCGGCTGGGGTGTCGCGCCATCCCTCGGCATGCAGTCGCTCGAGTAGAGGGTCGTCCTGCATATCGACCATGATGGCCGGCTTGTTTGCGTGGTAGCGCCAGGTATCGCCCATTCGGTCTCTCCGTTGGTGTAAGTGAGGCGGCCGAGTGGCCGCCTCTCAGTTTACACGGCTGCGCTGAATGGCGTGACTTCTACGCCGGTCTGCTTGAGCCGTGCATCGACGTGCCATAGGCCCTCGCCGATGTCGGTCAGCATGATGACATCGCCCGCCAAACCTCCGGAGGTCGCTCCGTTCAGCGTAATGGTGTCGGTGTCAGCTGCGGTTTCCCAGCCGCTCACGCTGTCATCCGCACCGCCTGCGGCCAGCGCAACGCCGGCCATGATGTCGCTCGAACTTGCGACCTGGATGACTGCATCGGCCGTCATATCGACGCCGGCGATGAACTTGAAGGCAAAGCCAGTGCCCGTCGCGTCCGGCAGGGTGATGACGGTGCCATCTGCCTTGTCGATCTTGTAGAGCGCCTGGGTGAGCCAGGAGGTGACGGTATGAGTGGCCTCGCCGATGATGCGCATGGGATTCATATTGCGTGTCCTTCTATCAGAAGTTGGTGACGGCCGACGTGTGCCGGCCGCCTGGTTGGCTTACTCAGACCACAAGCGATGGGCCAGTTCAGGATAGATCATGTGGGTGCCCCACACTGCGTCGACGCGCGTGATCTCTGACTGGTTGTTGATGTCGTATGCCCCGGTCATCGTCAGGCTCAGGCCGGAGTCCGGATCACGGACGCGCGACTTCACGGTGGCAGACTGCGGCAGCTCCAGGTCAACCATGGCCAGCGCAACAGCGTCGCGGTGGAACAAGTAATCCTGGCGGTATGACGTGTCTGCTGTTCCCAGCACTGAGATAGCTGCACCATCTGCCGGTGCGGCGCTGACGTTCTGATAGGCGGAGAGCGAGAGGCTATTGCCCTCGGAGTCGGTCGTGGTCAGCGTTCCGTCGTTAATCGCCGGACTGATCGGGATCGTAGCGTCAGAGCCAGTAGAGTTCACGTCGGCGGTCACAACAAAGTGCTGCAAGCGCCCAGTGGACTGGTAGGACTGCGGGTTGATCTCGAACACGCCGGCGATGGTGAACACGTCGCCCTCTTTCAGTAGCCCGGTGACACCTGAACTCCAGCCGTCGGTGGTGAGCGATGCGCCGGTCTGGCCTGCGCCATTGATCAGCGGGGTGCCGCCATGGGCGCCGACGGTATGGCTCGGCAGGTTGGCAGACTCGAACATATCAATGCCTGCCAGCGGACCCATGTAGCCCTTCTGCAATGCTTTCTTGACCATCCCCTCGTTGTACTTGTTTGAGATATCGTCGCTGATCTCGGCGGCGTCCAGTGAGGCGAGGATGGCGCGGCGCATACCATCGTCGGGGACGCCGACATTGTTCATGTGCGCTTTGGCCAGGTGGAATGACTTGGTTCCGATAGCGGTGCCGGGCGTGCCGGATGAGAAGAACGCCTTTTTCAACTGAAGCAGAATCGAACGATCGACCACGTTGGCCAACTGGACGATACCCGACTTCAGGTAGCGCTCGCTGAACTTCTGGATAGTGAGCGTGCGGTCGCGGACCGTACACTCAACGCCGAAGTGCTGCTGTCGATTGATGTCGAACGGGATTTTCTGGTCGATCATCGGCTGCTTTTGCAGCGTCCGGCCGGCCGCCGTTTTGGTGCGGAACGGCTTCTCCAGGGAGATCACGTCGCCGACCTTGGCGAACCGTCGCTCGAGGTCGCGGTGAACCAGTGGCGCTGCCACCAGGTTGTTCTTCAGGAGACGCAGGGCTTCCTTGACGATGATGTCGTCAGTCAGAAACCGGTTGTTGACGCCTTGGGTGCTCATTGCTCTTTACTCCAGTGATCATCACCAGAAACCTCCCCCCTTCTGCTCCCGCTCGTTCATGGTCTGCTCGTATTCAGCGAAGTCCATCTTCTCGGGCGGTGTCTCGGCGCTGTCGCTGCCTTTGACTGGTGCGATGGGGTCAGGTGTCTGGGTGGTTTTTTTACCGGGTTGTCGGGATTCGGGTTTCTTGGCCAGCGTGGCCTCGAGCTTGCCAATCTCCTTGGCCTGGGCCCTGCCGGAGAGTCCGGCGATGCGCGCGGTCTCCGCCTTGTCCTGCCCCAGGTGGTAGGCGATAGCGCCCGGGTCATCTGTATCTGCCATAGCAACCACCATGTCTTGGGTGATCATCAGATCCTTGGCACCAACCACGTCGTCAAAGTCGTCGTATTGTGCGCGGCTCTCGGTGAACGCTTCCTGAACGTCCTCGAGGGCATCGGTGAACTCTCGGTTGGTGTCCTTCTGGTCTGCGTCATCAGCGGCCTGATTGCCTTTCTCCGGCTTGCGCGACGTGTCGGCGGCCTTGCCGCCCTTCTGCTGCGCGCGCCATTCCGAAAATGCTGTCAGGTAGTCGTCATAGCTGTCGAATGCTGATGGGTCGGGTTCGCCCTGGCTGTCGGCGGCCGGCTGGCCATCTGCCTGTCCCTGCTCTTGAAGTCTACGCTCTGCCTCCTCGGCTCGGAGCCCGGCTTCGGTAGCCTTGCGGGTCAGGCGGTCGATTCGTTTCTGGTAGCGCCCTGCCTTCTTGGGCTTGGCGTCCGCGCCTGTATCGTCGGCGGTTACGGTCTCCTTTCCATCGTCTTGGCCTTCCTCCTGGCCTTGATTCTCTCCATCTCGAGCGCTGGCCGTCTGTTCGCTCGTGGTTTCCTGCTCCGGCGCGCCTGCTGAACCTGTGTCCTGTTCGGCTTCCTCGGGAGCAACGGCCTCGTCACTTGTGTATGCCTGAAAGTGTTCCATTTCTGCTGCTGCTGTGTCGTTGTCTTTGACTGACATGCGCGAAGTCTCCTGTCGCGGATTTTTGCCCCATGATCAGCACCTATGGGTAGTGCATGTGCTCAGAGTCTAGCGTGTTTTGCTGATACTCCCAAACTTATGCTTTCTGCTGCTCGCTCATCAGCTCCGCCATAGCTTCGGCGACCAGTACGCGCACCGTCTCCTCGATGCTGCCCGGTCCCGCTGCTGTAGCGTTGGCCTCGATCTCGGCCATCTTCTGCTGTGCCTCTGCCGTGTCGGCCTTGGCTTTCTCTGTGTCGGCCTTGGCTTTCTCTGTGTCGGCCTGTGCCTGCGCCATATCGGCTTCTGTCTGCGCCTTCTCTGACTGCTGCTCAGGCGTTGGCTTGGGCGGCTCGATGCCTGCCTCCTCCATCTCGTCCGGCTCAAGGATCCCCGGCGGGAGCGTTTTCTTGAGCCGCTTGGCAATCTCCTGGGCCCCGGGCCAATCCATGTTCGTTGCTATCAAGTCAATAACCACTGCGCCAGCGGCCGGCACGGCTTGAACGAAACTCATCAGGCTTTCGGCGGCTTCCAGGCGCTGGGTCTGGTAGCTCGGCCCAGCCTTAACGGTCACGTCGAAACTTCCGGCGGAAATGTCGGAAACGAGGATGTCTTTCCCGCTTTGCTCATCTACTACGGTCTGGTTGATGCGCACCCAGTCGCCCTCTCCGTCCTCGAATCTCAGGCGCAGCACTCGATCACTGTCGTAGACGCGCGGGATGGTCTCGATCAGGATCTGCCCAATACGGCGGATTGCGCGGCTAAGGTTGTCGATGTAAGCGAAAGTGCCTCTATCGCCCTGGCGCTGCCTGGCGAGGATGGCCTTGCCGGACTCCTCGCGTGTTTCGCCGCCCAGGCTGGCGTCATACATGCCTATCGTGGCTTTAATCTCGTCAGCCGCGCCCAGCGCCAGTTGCAGCTCGGCGGCCGGCATGTTGGCAGGCAGCTCTCTCCGCGGCCTGTCGCCAGTCGGGGTGGGGTTGTACGGCAGGTACGCGCGGTTAGATCGGTTGGCGTCGCCCCATATCTGCTCGTATCCCTCGAAGGCATCGACGGGTCCTGTCCAGGGCGCCTTGGGCGCCAGGGCCACGCGCTCGGTGGCGGCCGTAATCCAAAAATTGCTCATCATCTGGGCATCCTTGGCGTGCCTGATCAGTCCTATGT